AACGGGGGCGCAAGCCCCCATAACAAAAAGGGAAAAACAATGAATAGAGCAAACATAATCGCCTCGATCGTATCAGGTGACCTATTAAGTGATTTTGATTTATTAATGGAAGATGAAGGCTTTAGATCAAAATTTAAAAAATATGTAAATGACAAATCAGTTGCAATCGATGTTGCAACTGAAGATCTTGTTTTTTACGCTAACGAAAATCTTTGCTAGGGGGAATGATGAAAAAGAAAAAAAATAACGACATGCTAAAAACAACGTCAATGGTTTCAATGATGTTTGGACTAATGGCAACAGACATGAACAAAGACAAAGAGTTGGACCAAAAGAAAAGATTTTTCGAAATTGCGGGCCTAACTTTCCCGGAAGATTGGGACAGTCTAAGCAATGAAGAAAAAGAAAAAAGAATAAAGGGCGTTGAACAATTAGGCCTTAAAGATCAGGGGGCTAAAGCGTAATGAAAATAAACAAAGATTTAGATTTTTTAAGATTGCAATGCAAAAAGTTGAAAATGTGCAAAAGCAATCGAAAAATTTATTTTGAAAACGTACGCCAGGACATGGGGTCAAACCCATTTTTAGACTGGCATAATAGATCACTGAATGTGATGACTTATGATAATTCAATTGTAGGTTGTAACACGGGTAGCGTTTATGAGGCGCTACCAAACCTAAGTCAACAAGAGGGGACATACGAATGATAACGAATAAAGAATGGGAAAAATTACCAAAAGAAAAGCAAGATGAATTATCAGAGGAAGCTTTTTCATACAGGCAATGTCAAAAATGCGAAGATCATTTTCATTTAGGCGAACAAGATGAAGATAGTGCTGAAGCAATGTATTTAGACAGTTATGAATTCGATTGTTCAGATGAGAAAATTGATGAATATGAAATAAAAAACAAATTTAGTTTAGCGGACAATGTTTTTTGTTTTAAATGTGTAAGATTAATTGATCAACAACTAAGGGAGAAATAAATGGAAAAAGGAACAGCGGAAATAAAAATAAAATTATGGAATGGTAAAATTAAAGTTACTCACACAGAATGTAAATCGACCCTTGCGGAATGGATAGCGAGCAAAGGGGACTGGAACAGAATATGGGCCACGATAGATAAACTGGTTGAAAAAAATAATGGAGATAGAGCAGGGAGATAGTTTAGAATGATTCTAAAGAGTACAACTACAGATTGAAAATGGTAAAGTTGTCGCAGTATGAATTATTTTGTATACTATCCCATTTTAATAAAATACAGTGGGATATGAATAAATTAATAAACAATCTAACAAAAGGACACAAGATGAATGAAGAACAAAAAAAGTTTGAAGGACACACGGACGGTCAAATAGCTAGAGAGATTTTAATGAACTCTTTAAATGAGGCCTTAGACACAAATCACCATAGCGTGAAAACGGAACTGGAACAAGTAGGGGAAGATTACACGGACGCTAAGATGAAGAGAGTTAGAAAAATGTTAGCGAAAATGGTTCATGAAATCTTTTTTAAATATGGTCATAAAAAAGATTTGGACATGAGCGGTTCAGAGCTAGTTGATGTGTTTGGTGAATATGGACTTGAAGACCCAAACTTTTAATTACGAAATTCAAACGGGGCGGGTCACCCGCCTCGTTGAACTAACAAAAGAAAACATAAAAAAGGGAAAAGAGGATAAATATATGATGGATATAGAAACAATTGTTGCAATGAATAAGGACCAGGGAAGAAGATCAAAAAGAAATTCGATTAAGCCCGTGAGGTTTGATGATGAGGATATTGATAAAGCAAAAGAGGGTTACACAACCCCGTTACAAAAAATAGTAAATTTAGGTAATTATGTTCCTAAAGGTTGGAAACGGTTTAACACAAAAGCTATAGCAGATAAATTAAATATTCCGTTTAGTTGGAAGATCTTAGACAATGGAGGTTTATTTGTGGACAGCTCAGGTTTTGGATCGGACAACGAACCCGCATTATCAGTAAAACAATTTTTAGAAATAATATCAAAACTTTATAATTTTAAAAAAGATCTAGGTTTTGCGATTTGTTCAGAGGGCCAATTCCAATTGACTGTCGGAGTATACGAGGAGGCTAGATAATGACATTTAACAAAATACATTTTTTTAAAGAATACGAAATAAGACAATCTTCAAAATCTCATAAATGGTTTGTATTTAAAGATGATATAAACTTACAAGGAGATAAAGGTTTTGGCGACCCTTATGATTCTTTAGAACAAGCAAAAAGATCAATACACCCAGAGAGGAAAGCATAATGAATATTAAACACTGGAACAGGAACGATCTAAGAATTTGGGTTAAGAATATGGAGAGAGCGCCCTTTTTTAGCTCAAAGAAAGACAAAGAAAATATAAAAAAAGTTAAAGAAGAAATAAAAAAAATAACCAAAAGGAGAAAAAATGGAAATAAATAATTATAATGCAGTTGGGATTGCGGAAGGTTTTATTGAATGTGAGGACCAAAAGACAATTAACAAAGCTTGGCAACATTTAATTGATACGGGCCTAGCCTATAGTTTACAGGGTTGGTTTGGGAGAACCGCAGAAAGTTTAATTGAACAGGGGATATGCAAAAGGAGGGAAATATGAGTTTGAGTGAGTTTTTTTTAGGATTAGTAGGTTTTATAACTCTAATTATAGTTGTTATAACTTTAATGGGAATAATTGCATTTGAAAAAAGTCAATCGTTTTTAAAAAACAAACAGAAACAATTGGCAAAATCATTTCACAAAGCAAAAGAGAAGGAGGAGTAATGGCAAAGCATAAAACATGGCAGTGGGATAGGACCAGGATAATATTAAAAAACCCAAACGATGAAGATATTATTTTAACAAGTGAAGATTTAAACGATGAAACCATGAACTGTATTTTTTCAGACATTGAGGAGTATGTTCACAAAGAAGGAGGGAAATTAGAATGAACGATCAAACAAGACATGGAATTGATGGAGTTATTTCAGAGAACCACGCAAAGAAATACAAAATAGACACAAGAAAGAAGTTTGAAAAATGGTTGGAGGAGTGTCCAGTGTTATATGCGAACAACGACATACCTTATGGAAATGACCCTGATATTGTTTCGTATAAATTCAAGGTAACAATGAGGAGGAGTAAGTAATGAAACAAAAGGAGCTGATAAAAAAATGCGAGCAGTACTTGGGAAATAGGGGAATGCTGTTTGGAGACAGTGTTATAAAGTGCGCTGAACATAAGGATATGTGGTTTATAGTATTTGAAGAAAACCCCCAGGAAGTTGAAATATCATTTAAATCAATTTCTTACGAATGCTATGATGATATTCCTATAGATCAAATGATATGGAATAAAAAAAATTACGAAAAAATAAGAAAAAAACTAACAAACTAAAAGGGAGAAAATATGTCAACAAGAAGTAATGTAGCTATAGTAGATCCAGTAGATAATAATGTTAAGGTTATCTATGTTCACTCGGACGGTTATCCTGACGGAGTAGGGAATTGTCTTTTAAAATATTATAACAGTTTCGAAAAAGCGATGCGATTGATTAATAAAGGGGGTGCATCTTATTTGGGGGAAACATTAGAGGAATGTAATTTTTATAATGATGTTGAAGACGGCTATAAACAATTTAATAATGAATACAATTATATGTATGATATGAGAGGGGATATTGCGATTGAGTATATTTATTTATATAAAGATAATAATTGGTATGTTTCAACTATGAAGACATTAAACAAAAAACCAAAAGATCTTTACGATAATTATTTGGCGTACAACACTAAATTTATACTAGTTGAAAAACATGAAGAATACACAGCGCCCAAAGAACTAAGACATGGTGAGGTAAAAATGGTCGCTAATATAACTAATATGTTATCTGAAAAGTTTGGGGAGGATAGTATAATTTCTCAAGTGAGAAAAGTTAAAAAATTGAATTAAACGATTTGGCCTAGTCGAGGGGGTCTGGTATTTATCCTGAATGCCTATAAATGTTCAATTGCTATTTTTATTTTTGTGCGTTGAATAGCGGAAAATTGTAAACAAACATTTAACCTCGACTAAATTTTTTTTATATCTATTATAACACAATTAGGAATTATTGTAGTGTTACCAATTTCTTCAATCTCACCTTTTTCATTGGCAGAATAATCACCAAAAATTCTAGTAATCCCCTTTGCTTGAGAAAGTAAGTGACCCTTGGTCACACAATTTGCAAGTTTTAATTTTAAAAGTTGCTCGATTGATTGCCAGGAGCTATCAGATAAAATATCAAGCCATGTAACAGAAACCATGGGGTATCTGTCCTGCCAATTCTTAGCTTTTTTGTTTATTGTTATTTTTCTTTTAATCATTATTTAGATACTTTAAATTCATTTTCATAAGTTATATCGGTCCCATGCTCTTTTATATTTTTGTAAACTCTTTTATTACTCTCGGTCCTTACCTCGACAGTACCAATAGAGGCTGATAAATGCTTATTATGTTTTTCATTAAAAAGTTGTATCCAATCACTAAAATTATTTTTCTTTAATTTCTTTGAATTCTGTTTCAATTGTTTTGGCATTGTATCCGTCTATTTTAGTTGATAATTCTTTTAATTTATTTTCTAATTCATCTCGGCTCATACCTTCAAGGCCCGAAACAGTGACCTCTCTTTTATCGACATACATGCCCGCTAATTGACCTGATCTATATTCGGCCTGAACGGACACATTAAATTGTTTATTTTTTTCAGCCTCTTTAGATAATTTATCCAATCTTCTATATCTTTTTAATTTATCTTTAGAAAATTTATTTACTTCTTCCTCGTATTTTTTATCTAAATATTTTGCGATATGTGGGTTTAATCTTCTGTTTAATAATCTCGAGGCTATAGCAGAATAATCAGTAGGGTTTTTGCACTCGTATTTGGCTTGTTTACATGCATCAGCGTAAGTTATCTCACCCCAATTTGCTACAAGAATATCAACAAACAATCTTTGTTTTGGAGTAAGGTCCTTTTCGGATCTTTCCGTTTTTTTTATTTGTGCCATAATTTCTACTATATAGATTATTTTAACACATTAGAACACCTCTAAAAAGTTGCGAAGAGTATCTCTTTAAGCAATATTACTTGTTAGGTGTCCCTCAGGGACACCATAGGGACACCATAGGGACACCATAAAAAGGTACTTAAAGTATTGTTATTATTAGTTTATTTGCTTAGAGGGACACCAGGGACACCATATTTACCCTATGGGGTACTTTTTCTTTATCAGGGGTCTGTATAATCTATATAGTAAATTTTTTTTCGGGGCTTTGAGGAGGATAATTTCGGGGTTTTGGGGAGGATAATTAGTTGTTTAATCGCTCATATAACCCCTTTTAAGGGCCTCCGGGCCTTCGGGAGGATAATTGTTTACTGTTCCGTTGTCACGTGTTATAAAACCCTTAAATAGTGTTAATCATTATTTGCTCTCTCGGTCCTGGGGTTTTTATTTATTGTTTTTTCTTATTACCCCCAGGATCATTTTTAAGACCCTCAATACTTTTAATTTCTTTAAGAATCTTACGCCTCACTTCTTTGTCAACGGTTGCTCTATATTCCTTATATAGCCACCTATACCTTAACCATTTTAATTGTGTCTTAGTATACTTAATAATTTTTTTAGAAACTAATTCATTAAATTTACTTCTAATAATTTCAGGCTCAAAATTCGCGTACCAACAAATGTTATTAAAATTTTTAGTATCATTAGTAAACCAATCGTAACTATCTTGTTTTACATAAGCATCTTGCTTATGTTGACCCATGTTCAACGCATCTTCAAAAGATTGTAATATAATCGCTTGAAACAAACGCTCTTCCGGTAGCCGGTGTTCACGGAATAGTTCCCGTGATAGATTAATGCCCAAAATCTTTAACAAGTTTAGTGAATAATTCACGATAATGCCTCAATACCTTATTGTTAGATACAATATTCATGGCGAAATAGTAATCATCTAGATGATTTTCTATAAATTCATAACGATCCTCTCCTGAGAGGCTCTTACAAATTTCAATTTTTTCTTCAGCTAAACTATCTAAATCTTCCATAATATACATGCGGAGAGGGAAAAGATATGGAATGGATATTCTCCGCATGTACTATTTTCATTTTAACAATGAAAATGCCTAAAAACAAAATTATCGTAACCATACACCTTAACCTCTCAAAATTTAAGTTAATTAAAGTTTTTCGTGATTAATGAATATAAAGTGTTTAACCCCACTTTTCCATATAGGTGATTTGGAATACGATGATTAATTTTATAATGAATGGAGAATTATTGCAAGTGTTTTAATTGAGCGGGTCCAGGCTACCAGACACCGCTCAACATGGCCATTATTTACCGTTCAAAAGCTTGCGCCCGTGGGACAGTAAATTTTCTTTCGTTTTCTCGTACGAAACATTTTGCTTTTTAGCAATTTTTTTTATTTCATCATCGGTAATTTTAGCAATCATCGATGCGGGTTTCCTAAAACCGTGACTACCCATTGCACGTAAAATGCAGTAGGTATCAATGTCAACAGCACAGGATTTCCATTTGTTTATGTCCATTTGTTTCTCTTTCTAGTTGTCGTTAATTTCTTCCTCTTGGTATTCTCTGTCGACAAAATACCTAATAAAATTTATTTTGTTAGACATATTACCGTTATAGACTTTATCGAACACTCTAATAAAATCTTCAGTATTAGTACCCCGTAATAACAACGCAGACTTACTTTTTAATGCCGC